CCCTCACGCCGCCCGCTCCCGAGTACTATGCGGCTGAGTGGCCCCGTTTGTCAATACCCAGCTATCACACTGATTACAGGACACTTGCTCAGTTCGTGTACAACGTTGTACACGGGCACTCCGACGTTACCGTGACACACTGACACGGCAGACCGACGTTACCGTGACACACTGACACGGCAGACCGACGTTACCGTGACACGTCGCCAGGGTCCCCGGTGCCATGCGGCCCAGGGGTCGGGGGCCGCTCCGGCGAGCGGGCGAGAAGGCGAATGATCCTCTCTCCGCGCGACCAAACCAAAAACTTTTTCTAATTTTAGCTTGACTCTCCTAAAATAAGCCCTAAAATAAGACTAAAATAAGATGGACCGATTCGAGCACAGTTGCACGCGATGCGGGCGGGGCTGGTGGAGCGGGGTGGAGCATCCAAAGACCTGCCGGTGGTGCAATTCGAGCTTATGGAACACGCCGCGGCGGCGGGAGGCGGGAGCGGGGCGGCGGGGGCGGCGGGTGCTCGTGGAAACGGGGGGGGCGGAAAAATTCGACGTTTCTGTGGCCGAGCCGACGCCGTTCGAGGCGGACATGCAGCGGGTGCGGGTGGCCAGCTTCAATACCGGGACACACGGACAGGAACCGGGTGGGGGAAGCAGCGCCCCCGACTTCACCCGCATGGCGCTCGCCCAGGAGGTCGAATACCACGTCAACCGCGCCTGCGCTGAAGAACCCGAAGCGGACCCCGCTACCGTACGCCGCCACGTCACCCAGAAAGTCCGCGACCTGCGCCGCCAGCGCGCCGAACAGGCGGGGGCAGAAACCGGGTCAACCGGGGCCCAGGGCGATGGGCCTTCTCCTGTCCAACCCGCCACGAAATTAACTTTGGACGAGATCCGCGCCCAGTTCGGGCTGAAGCCCGCGTCCGGCCTATGACCGCCGAAGCCCTGCCCGGTACTGGCGATTCCTGGATCGGACGCCACTCCAATATTCCCCGCTGTTGCATCCGCTTTTATATTGAGCAGTGGGCCGTGCGGCCCCTTCTCAGGGACCCCCACTTCGAGCGCAACTACTGGCGTCGTATGCGCCGCCGCCAGTGGACCGGCCTCTACATCCCCTGCCCGCGCTGTCTGGCCTCCGGCCGCGCGGTCAAAATCCACCTCTGCGGCCCCCGTTGCGGAGTCCTGGGTTCCCGTGAGCGCCCCCTGTGGTTCGGGTTCCACCGCTGGATTGATAGCCAAAGAAAGAAGGTTTGATTACATGGCCAGCCTGAAATTTAGGGCCGCCCTTGAAATGCTCTGGTGGGAGCAGGCTTACCTGGCCGCCGTCCCCACCAACCCTGACCGCGCCGCCTTCATCGCCGATGACGCCGTCTACGACCTCCGGGGCCGCCTCTCCCAATACCAGCCCGACGGATGGGACGGGCCGCTTTTTTGTCCGCTCCCGCATAAAAACACTTGACTCGGCCGGAAACCCGCGCTACTGTGTGAGAGAAGAAGAACATGCCCAAAACCAGCGTTCCCGCTCGCGTTGAACAATTGATCGGTACCGGGGACCCGCTCTGCCCCCGCTGCTCGGGCGATGGCGTCGTCGTGCGCCCCTGCCTCACCGGCGCGGCCTTCCGCCCCTGCCGCTGCCTGGAACGGAGACCCCGCTCCCTCCAACAGGAGAAACCCCCGTGCTGTACGGCATGATCCTGACCGCCGTCTTGCTGGCGGGCTTTAAAATCGGCCGCCTCGACCGCGATCTCGACCGGCGCTTCCGCGCCGTCCAGGACTTGTTGTGGCTCCATGAACAGGACCGCGAGCTCGACCGCTTCTGCATGGATCGGGAAGACCGGGAAGAGCGCGAGCACGAAGATGATTAAGATGATTAAGAAGAAGATGCCCCAACATACCTGCGAAGGCAAAATCCGCTCCGGCAGCACCTGGCACCCGTCGTACCGGGCGTGCGGCAAAACCGCGACCCTGGAGCACGAAGGCCGGTAGTTCTGCAAGACCCACCACCCGCCTACCCAGAGAGCGCGGCTAGACGCCACCTGGGCAGCCAAGCAGGCGAAGTGGGATAGCCAGCGAGAGTCCCTGGACGAGGTCTACCGCAAGGCCGCCGCCTACGACAAACTGGTGAAGCTCCTGGAGATGTTTAATTAAATGCCCAACGAACTGACCCCGCAGCAACTATTCGAAGAGAAGATCAAAGCCCGCCTGCGCGCGGAGATCGGTGACCTGATCCCCGATGATGTCCTGAAAGATTTGCTCGGCAAGGCCATCCAAGAGATGTTCTTCACGCGCCGGGAGAGCCGCCCTGATAACTGGCATGGGAAACACATATTCCCAAGCTGGTTTGAGGAGACCGTGGGGCAACTCTTGCGCGACCGCCTGGACAATGAAGAGATCGCCAGGATCGCCCGCGCGGCGGCCGAAGAGATCGAGGAAGCACTGGACGGAGACGCTGATATCCAGGACGTAGAGCGCATTATCCTGCGTCACATCGCGCCGCTGGTGGATAAAATAGTCCCGCTCACCCACGAAGAGTTGCTCAAGTGGGCGCGGGATCTGGATCTTCCGCTGAATAACTTTGGGGACCAGTTGGAAGCAGATTTCGCGCAGGCAGTGCGTATGTTGATAAACTGCCAAGCGCAACTGGCCGCGTGCCGGGAGGCGCTGGAACGGATCAGGTCAATCTGCTCAATCGAAAATTATCCGGTTCCTGGTGCTGGCGACGTTCGGATTCCTGTGATCCTCAAGATTGCCGCTCTCGCCGCCACCTCCGACCCGCAGGCCGATCTGCGCTCCACGGTCGAACGTGCAAGCGAACGTGTTTCTGAATGGCCGGAATGGAAACGGGCTATCACGGTGGCGCGTGATAATACGCAGGCCGATCTGCGCCGGGAGAATGGGGAGCTAGCCACGCGCGAACTGCTGGCGAAGCGGGCGGCCGAGGCCGAGCGCGACTCCCTGCGGGCCGAACTGGAATCATGGAAATCCTACTTTGGGTGCGACAATCCGCACGACACACACGTCATGGATGGCGGCCCGCTAGGGAAAGAACAGGCACGGGCGAATAAACTGGAAGCCGAACTGGCGAAGCGGCGCGCTGCCTTCGATGCGGCGCGGAAGGAGAAACCGTGAACCATATCGGTGACATCAACAAAATGGTCTATGAGCCGAAGGGCCGGGCGCCGATCTATTCCTACGCCACTAAGTCCACAGAGGAGGACCCATGCAGTTTGATTTTCAAGGAGTCCGGTACCGCATCGGATTTCAGCACTCGAAACCGAGCGACTCAACCGAGATCGCCGCGCATATCGGTCATGCGCTCACCGCAGACCAGATTCCGCATTCCCCGGCCTTTGTCTGCTGTGTGGAATGCAATCTGGTTTTGGACGGGAAGAAAGGCCGCACAACGCGCTGCGCTATCTGGGTGAACGTGGATGGCGTATGGAGCGAAAACGCAGTGGGAGTGGCGAAGGTGAACATCGAGGCCGGGGACCACTTTGAGCGCGAGACCGGGAGAAAACAGTCGCTCGCGCACGCCCTAAACGGGCACGGCTTCACGAAGGACTTTCGCAATGCGGCTTGGGGGGCCTATCTGAACCGAAAGACTATACAGACGGAAATTACTCAGATCCAAGCGGCTCTGACGAAATCACAGAGCGATGTCGCCGCGATGGCGGCGTGGATTGAAACGGGATCACCGTCAGCGAAGATGCGTTCTGCAAGCTCACGACCATCGGCCAGCTCTGGGAGTTAGTCGAAACGGCCGCCGCCGAGGCGGGCCAGAAGTAAGCCGTATTTCAACCAGAAAGAGAGAGATCTATGTTCACAGCCAAAATCAACGATAAGCCGGTCCAGAACGCCACCTGCGTCAACTGCAAGCTGCCCCTGGAAGCCTGGACCGTAGACACCAACCGGGGTAAGCAGGTCTTTTACTCCTGCACTAACGAGAACTGCAAGCTCCGCAACCTCGTGACGGTGGGGTATTTCCCGCCCGCCGAAGGCCAGCCGTCGGCCTAAGAAAATACTTGACTCGTGGCGGAAAGGTGCTATAGTCAGCCTAGCGTTACTTTCTCCAATCGCGAAACCCGCCCGCAGACGGCCGGAGAGTTTACCGGGGAGGTGGCTCATCCGGATCTGCGGGCGGTTTTTTTCGCGCTTACGGGACCAGTCAGGGAGGAAAGTCGCCGCCCGCGCGGGCGGCGTGGATTGAAACAACTTCATCGCGGCGGACCCGGAGACCTGGTCCAATCTCGCGGGGGTGCTGACGGAGCAGGGGAGATTCTGGAATCCGGCGGCCCTCCGCCAGGACCTCGTGGACCGGGCTGGGCCGCCCCTCTTTTTGGACGGTGGCAGCTTCGCCTGCCACGTGTATCCGCCAGCGGCCCGCGAAGCCAGCGTGGCCCGAGGGGTTGTATAAAAACACTTGACTCGCCGGAGGAGCCGGGTTAGAATGATCCCTGTCCAACGTTGGACATAGAAAGGTACCCAAAAGTACAACACGTGACACCCACCGCTGAAGCACCCCCCACACTGGATGATTCCAAGAAATGGGTTCCCCTCCGGCGCATCGAAGAAAACCACGAAACCCAGGTGCGCGGAGCCATCAATTCCAAGCGCGTGGCCGAGCTGACGACGCTGGCCGAAGAGATCGGCGAACTCGACCCCGTGCACATCTTCTACGACCGCGACCCCATCACCCCGTCCACGGTGCTGTATGTCGGCGACGGGTTCCACCGCATCGCGGCCTACCGGGGCCTGAACCGCGAGCGCATCCCGGTGATGTTCCATCTGGGGACCAAGAGCGAAGCCATCGAGTTCGGCCTCAAGCGCAACTGCCACCACGGCTTCGCCATGACCAAGCAGGAGAAGCGCAACGCCGCCGAGATGGCGGTCCTGGACGCGCGCATCGGGGCCTACCCGGACGCGCGCATCGCCAAGCTCATCGGGGTCAGCCCGTCGCTGATAAGCGTCGTCCGGCGCGGAGTGGCCCTGCCCAGCCAGCGGGAAATGAAGGCCCTGGAGGCGGACCGCGAGGCGGAGTCTATCGAAGCCCTGGAGGCCCCCGAACCCGAGTCCCCAGCGGCCTCCGGGAAGCGCGAGGCCGAATCGCCCGCCCCGCGTTCCGCCACCGTGCGCCAGCGCAAGCCCCTGAGCGAAGCCGCCACCCGCCCGACCAAGCAGGCGATCCTGAAGCGCATCGAGACCGAGCTGACTACCGACTGCATCGATGACGACGACCTGCTGGCGCTGATTAAATCGCCCACCGGCCAGTATGTCTTTCTGCCCAACGACGGCGAATTGCTCCGACTGGTCGTAGTGGGAGCCTCCGGGCGCAAAACGGTCGATTTCCAGGCGGAGCTGAAAAGCGCCAGCTTCGACCAGATCACCGTCCGGTACACGGCGGGCAAACTGCGGGCCGAGTAAAGACAATAGACGCGCGGCGGGCCAGTCCAGTATAATTTATCCATGCCCACGAAAAGCCAGAAACAGATCAAAAAGTCCGGACGGATCGCCGCGCGAGGGGCCGTGGATCTGGAGTCCGGGAATCTTACGCCGCGCGCCCTCCGCGTGGCCCTCGACAAAGGCCGGTACGAGATGCTGCGCGGCAGGCCGCCCGCGCCGCCGGTCGAGTGGCGGGCCTGGAAGCGCGAGCGCTTCGCCCTCTGCATCAAGGCCGCGCATCTGTTTCTGCGGGGTAAAGAGCTGGATCAGATCGGGCCGCTGATCGGCAAGGGGACCGTGGGCGAGGAGGTCACCCGCCAGTGGATCTCGGCCATGGTCGGCGAGGGTGTCCGGTTTCTACTGGACAGGCGTTTCGTGCGGGCGCTATAGTGGAGCCAGGTTTCTCTGTTTTGTTTCCGCTACCGGCCCGCCGAGATCATCTGGCGGGCCGTTTTTTCAGAAAGGACCAATATGAGCCAAGTGATTTTTGCGTGGGGGGCAGCCGCTTTCCTGGGGCTTTGCCTGATCTGGGTCTGGCTGGCTCCAGTGTGGGCAGCCTGGAAGAACTCCCGCGAGAAGGGTGACGGCGAATTCGCGCGACAGGGAGAAGAACTCCGCAGCGTGTGGCGCGTGCAGCGGGACAACTTAATCGAGATTCGCAGGCTGCTGGCGGCGCTCCAGTCCGATCTCAGAAAAGAGGCCACGGAGTTCGATGCGTCCTGGAAGCTGGCGGCCAAAGAGGTGGCTGCCGAGCTGGCCGAGATCCGCAGCCTGGCGGAGCGCGCCGCCGAGGAGCGCAGGCGGGTACCGCTGGACATCCAGACACAGATCATCGACCCCGTCGCCAAGAAACTGGGGACCGAGGCGGATCGCCTGGGGGGCGTCTTCGAGAAGGGTTGGGATGAAGACATCCGCAGGCCGCTGGCCGAGATCCGCACGGCCCTGTCGGTGAGGTCGGATCAAGACGGCGTGTCCGTGGCCCTCGACAAGATCCTTGCCCAACTGGAAAAGAACGACCAGCGGCTGGCCGACTTCGTGGGGGCCACGCGCCGGATCACCCGCGCGCTCGAAGGCAATAACGGGACCGACGAAGAAACCCTGCTGTTCGAGGAAGCTAAAGACATCATGGCGCGGGCCGAATCGAAGGGCGTTATCCTGACCCCCGAAGAGGCCATGAAGCGGGCGCGCGAGACGCGCAACTACCGGGGGATGTGATTATGGACCTCAGCCAGGAGAAAATCGAGAACGCCTTCGCGCGAGTGATTTCCAGCAACCGGGGGGCCGACCCCATCACGCTGGCCGAGAAACTCCGCGAGAGGCTGCAATACCTGATGGAAGACGCCGAGGGAGGCTTCGACATCAAGCCAGTGCGGATAGTGGATGATACGGCCGGGGCGGACGAACGGACGGTCCGCGAGTGGGACGCCAAAAAGCCCACGCCCCTGCGCGAACCAGCAGGCGTCCGCCCGCCGCCGGTCCCCACTGGCAGCCTTATCGTGGCCCCCGGAGAAGCCGAGCTGAAAGCCGCCCTGGAGCACGCCGATCCGCGCCTGCGCGGCGGCGCACCGCGCAGGCCGCCGGGCCGCGTCGCCAGCATGGGCGGCGCGCAGGTGCCGCACGGCACCGTCGAGTACTGGACCCTTGAAACGCTGATCGCGTTCCTCACCGAGAACACCCCGGCGGAGTTCTTCTTCACCCCTCGGGGCTGCGGCTTCGAAGTCCAGGCGGTGCGTAATATCCAACCCATCATCATGGCGCAAGGACCCAGCATCATCCGGCTGGAGTACTTTCTGCCCGGCGCGTCCAAGGGCGAGTCCACAACCAACACGGACGGGCAACTGGACCGCGTGGTCCTGCCGTCGGTGGCGACAGAGATCTTCACGCTCAATGAAGCCTCCCCGGATATCGAGGCCAAGATGGACTCCATCACGAGCCAGCTGGAAGGCATCTATTCCAAGTTCTTCAACCCCGCCGCGCGAGCCCCCGAACCGGCCGACCCAGGCGAGTCGGTGATGGATTCCTTCAACGCCAACGACCCCGCCCGGAGCGGACCCATGGGCGGCACGGACGGCGTGTCGCGGGACCAGGTGCGCCGCGAGCGCAACCCCAACCGGGACTTCGTCGGGCAGGTGGTCCGCTCCAACGAGCAGTTCGGTAACCCCAGGAAACAATAGCCATGGCCATCCGCGAGCGCTACCAAGTTCACTGCCGGGTGTGCGTCAAAGCCTTCGAGGCCGAGAGCCTGAGCGAGGCCGTCGGGAAATGCGAGGCCCACGAGGCCGAGATGGCCGAGAAGGTCCCCCAGGGACTGGCCAATCCCAGGACCCACGCGCCGGTCGAGTTTGTCCAGGGTCCTGGTACTCTCTAAACCAACGGTTGCGTAACGGGCCCCAGTCGAGTAATCTCTAAGAGAGGCAGCTGCACCGCCTCGGCGAAACGCGACTCTTCCGCCAGCCGTTAGGAGTTGCAGCGCATGATAGCGATGGATTGGGGATCGGTGGCCGCCTGCGTACTCGGCGGAGCGAGTGGCTGGCTGACGCTCTTCGTGCGGGAGCAGGCCCGCAAGACCTACAAGGCCGAACTGGGGCCGGAGATCGACGCCAAGTTCGCGGCCTTCAAGAACGACATGGGACCCCTCATAGAGGCCCGCCTGGGCTCCGTCATCGAAGGCAAGCTGGCGACCTTCAAAGGCGAGCTCATCAAAGAACTCAACGGGACCTACAAGCGCCGCGAGCTGTGCGACGAGATCGAAGGCCACAACGTCCGCCGCATTGAAGTGGTCGAGAAGAACATCGACGGCATCGGACAGAAGCTCGACGCGCTGCACACCTATACCCATTCCAATAAGCACGCCCAGTCCGCCGAGACCCAGAACCTGATCGCGCGGGTGGAGTCCCAAGCCGACGAGATCCACCGGCTCCATTCGCTGGCCAAGCTCATCAACCAGCAGCAACTGGCGCACTAAGCGCCGCCCACCCGTGTACAATGTTGGATAAGGCCGCCCGCCGCTCACGCCAGGAGGGGATGGATGGCTTGTGCCACGCAAGAAGAATGAACCGGCTCCTCCCGGAGAGCGCAAGAACCCCGCCGTCCGCCTCTCCCTGTCGCTCCGGCAGGCCCGCCCCTCCGCCAATTCCCTGGCCAAGCACGCCTACCAGCGCAAGCTGGCCGCGCACTTCGCCCCGCACCTGCTACCCCCGCTGTTTCAGGCCATCGTGGACGGCTGCAAAGAGGGCAACGTCAACATGGTCCGGCTGGGATCGGAGATCTATGAGCTGATCCAGAGCGAGAAGAAAGTCAGCATTCTCAACCTCACCGACAACCGCAGCGTGAGCATCGACGCGCGCTCGGGGGCCGGGGCGGAGGGCCTGGGCGGCGGCGGCGGCAGCCAGCGGCGCAGCTTTGAGAGCGTCGCCCGGATGCTTGATGAGACCCGCCAGAAGCGCCTCACCGAAGGCAACCCGCTGGCCGCCCGCGTGATCGACGCCGAGTTTTCGGAAACCCCCGAAGGGGTCTCCAAGTAGGCGTGTATGTGGAAACGGGAAGCCTCCGTGGCGGAGTTGATCCGCCAGTTGGACGAATACACGCTGCTGCCCGACTGGGATCACATGAGCCGCGAGGAGCGCCTGGACCGGCTCTCGTGCGGCGAGTGGAATGCGGTGGTCGAGCAGCAAGACTGGTGCTCGGAAGACTTCACCTACACCGCGCGTAATTACTTCTGGATCACCAACAACGACGGCAATGACTTGCTGCTCGACCTGTGGCACGCCCAGTATCTCATCTTGCAGCTATGGTACGACCTGAAGTCACAGGGACGGCCGCAGAAGATTTATATCGTTAAGGGCCGCCAGATCGGAGCCTGCCTGGACCCAGAAACCAAGGTCCTCACGGGCGACCTGCGCTGGGTTCGCATTGATGATGTGCGGCCAGGAGACGAACTGGTGTCCGTCGATGAGAACGCCCCCGGCGGAAGAGGCAAGGCGCGAAAAATGCGCCGCGCAGCGGTAGTAGCCCGAAATGATGTTCACGAGCCAGCCTTCAGAATCACCATGGACAATGGGGGTGTTCTGATAGCCACCGGCAAACATCGGTTCCTCTGCAAGAACCGGTTTACGTACGTCCGCAGGAAAAACCGGATAGCCGATGATTCCCCGCGCCAGGCCAGCGTGTGCTGGAAGCACGTCGAAGACATGAAGATCGGAGACCAGATCCGGTTTACGGCCGGGCCATGGGGCGATCCATCATACGAAGACGGCTGGATGGCAGGCATGATGGACGGAGAGGCGAGCCTGCGCGGGTCTGACTGCGGCAACGGAAAAGACCCGCGCGGCGGAGCCGAGATAGTCATCAGCCAGAAAGACAACAAAGCCTTCCGGAGAGCGGTCAAATATCTATCCGACCGGGGGTACACGTTCCGCGTGGACGTGGACAGAAGAACGCCCGACGATTCCGGTAAGTTCGGATCGGAAGACGTATTCCGTATCTGCGTCGAACGAGTGAAGGATATCTTTCGGCTGGTCGGCCAGTGTCGGCCCGCGCGGTTTATCGACAGGCGCTGGTGGGATGGTATGGACCTCCCCGGAAAGCGCTCCGCTGGGGAGCTTACCGCATGGCCCAAAATCGTCTCCATCGAGCCGCTTGGCGAGCGCCGGATGGTGGACCTGCAAACCACCACAAGCACGTTTATTGCGGAGGGATTCGTCTCCCACAACTCGCTCGTGATCGAGGCCATGATCGCCTGGGCCACGATTTTCTTCCCCAACACCGAAGCTCTGGTGGTCTCGGTGGACGAAGACCACTCCTCGTATCTGTTCGGCCTGATGCTGCATATTTTCGATCACCTGCCCTGGTGGCTGAAGCCGGAAGTGGCCGAGCGCGAAGAGAAGTACGGTATCAAATTCGACCGGAAAGACCCCAACAAGCGCGCCCTGGAGCCGGGTTTGAACTCCAAGATTTCCGTCCAGTACTCGACGCAGGTCTCCGGCGTCGGGCAGGGCCGCAAGATCTTAGCATTTCACGGCAGCGAACTCACCGATTGGTTTCAACCCAAGGCCCGCAAGATCATCGAGGGCGATCTGCTGCACGCCATCAAAGACACCCCCCGCGCGTTCGCGTTTCTGGAGACTACCGGAAAAGAGGCCGGGTCGTATTCGCACAAGCTGTGGCGGCGCTGCGAGCGGCTGGCGGAGATGTCCGAATGGTACCCCCTGTTCCTGCCCTGGTTCTTCGAGCCGGGCCGCAAGCGATCCGTCACCGTGGACTGGCAGCCCAAGAAGCCTGAGCTGGCTCTGCGGGAGCGCGTCCGCCAGGAGTGGGTGCGCTGCGACGGAGACAACTGCGGGCGCTACATGGGAGCGGCGCTGCACGGGGCCAGCCGCGACGGAAAGCCCTGCCCGTTCTGCAAGGCGGGCCTCTTGCGGTCGGTCATCCTGACCGAGGAGCAACTGTTCTGGAAAGAAGTCAAGCGCCGCAATGCCCAGGAAACCGACGACGAGTCTTATAAAGAACATAAAATCGAACTGGCCACCACCGCCGAGGAGAGCTTCCAGCTTCAGGGGCTGGCGGTCTTCGACGCCGCCTGCCAGGAAGCCGTGGCGGCGACGATTATCGATCCCGACAAAACGCCGGGGGTCAAGCGCGGCTACTTCGACCACCACAAGAATTTCCACGGCCTGGACGGAAATAAGCCCTGCCTGGACAACGACGGGCGCACGGCCTATCGCTGCTACCTGGACAGCTGCAACATCAACCACATGGCCGACCTGGAACAGTTCAATGTCACCATCTGGGAAGGCCCCGAGGAGGGCGCGGCCTACTCCATCGGGGTAGATATCGCCGAGGGCATCGGCCAGGATTACAGCGTCATCTTCGTCAACAAGTTCGGACGCTTCGGACGGCCCGATGAACAGGTCGCCATACTGCGCGACAACCGCATGGAACCGCTCGACCTGGCGTTCTACTGCGTGCTCCTGGGGGGCATGTACAACGACGCCATGCTGGCCATCGAGTACAATGGCATCGGCAAAGTCTGCGCCGACGCCGTGCGGATGGTCTACCAGTACTCCAACATCTACCGCTGGAAGCACCTGGACTCGGCCAACGTCAATTCCAACAAGTGGCACTGGTACACCAAGCCGGACACCCGCGAAAAGCTCTGGCAGACGGCCCGCAAGTGGATCAAGGCGGGGTCGTGGATTATCCGGTCGAAGAATTTCCTGGCCGAGATGGAGGGCTTCCAGAAAGAAGAGGATGACTCCAAGCGCGCCGGGCACGGGGAAGGCGAGCACGACGACGAGCTGTTCAGCGGCTTCATCGCGCTCTACTGCGGCCACGAGGGCGAGGCCGATGAGCGCGGAACCATCCATGTCCCCGTAGTCGAGCAGCGGGTCTCCAACCCCCGGTATCAGATGATCTGCCTGTCCTGTAAAGAGCGCGTCGAGAACGGGGAAGGCACCGAGTTCGAGTGGGCCGCCGACGACCCCTCGATGGCGAGCCAGTGCCCGCGCTGCTACGGCTGGCACGTCATCGGCAAGCCGCTGGAGACCCACGACTCAAGAGACAAAATCTCCGAAGTCAACTTCGGACTGGACGGGCAGTTGGTCCTCAACTCCAGGGGCCTGTCGGTGGGCAGTGAACCGGCGCTGACGCTCGACCAGCTGTAACGCCACAAAACACTTGACTGGCGGGCGGCCCGGTGGGATAATGGCGCTATTCCCATGCCGATCACAGTGGAAGACCTGAACACTTACTTTCTTACGCCGGGGCCGTCGGCGTGGCTTGCACGTCTTCTGTTCCATAGCAGCCGGGTCCGCATCGCCTTTTCGGGGTGGCGCTGGGGCAGCGGCTCGGAGATAACCGGTGAGCTTACGGCTTACCACTATCCTGAGACTGGCTTTGGGCCAATCGTGGCCCAGGAGATGTGGATACCCCCTGGGTGGGTCGGCCCCGAGATGCAGTGGATCGCCCAGGAGTCCACGAGGCGCCTTCGGCTCGGACGCGTACAGATCAGCGAGGAGCTAAACCGCATGGGCTTTCAGGAAGACGTGGGAAGGGAGCAAGGTGACACCATGAGTGGAATGGCGGGCAGTTCGGGGGTATCGGTAAGCAACTATTTTGGTGAGGCGCTGGGCGGCGTGCAGAGCTTGACGGGGCTGGGGGCGCAAAACCAGCAGGGCCGCCTGGGTGATGGCACTCTCGCGGGGGCGCAAAACCAGCAGGGCCGCCTGGGTGATGGCACTCTCGCGCTGGTGTCGGTGGGTCAAATCGTCGCATATTCATACGCCCCGATAGCATGGTCACAGACGGAGTTCTCCGCGCCTCCTCCGCCGGAACCGCCGCCCGCGCCCCTGGAGTTCTCCGTCCGCCGCAGGATCGTCCTCGTGGGCGAAGAAGCGGGCGGCCCGCCAAAGACTTGAGTGGGTGGTATCATAAAAGCCGAAAGGACAGGCGTTTCTTATGGCCAAGCAGAACCAAACCCCGGTGGCCGAGCAGACCTTCAACTGCCCCATCACCGTGCCGGTCAAGTACAACCAGATGATCGCGGAGAGTATCACGGGAGACGGGGCCCTGGTCGCCAAGATCGCCCTGGCCGCCGAGGGGGCGCTGCTGGATCTGTGCGAGGGCGGGCTGATGCTCAACGCCGTGGCCGTACGCAAGCTGGCGGAAGCCAACGGCGGGATCGCCCCCGGCGTGGATCAGGTGGTTGAGCAGTTCCAGAAAGGCGTCGGGCGCGTCAACGGGGCCATGCAGATCACCGTCAGCCTGCCGCCGGAATACGAGCAGGTGGTCCGGCAGGCCGCCGAGTTTCAGGGGATGACCACGGCCGAGATCCTCAACAACTCCTGGAACTTCATCTGGGACAACGGGGACCTCTACGACCCGCGCCCGTTTGTCGAGCGGGTCATCATGCGCAATGCCGACAAACAGGCCCTGGTCAAGATGCTGGGCAAGGACTTCCAGACCGGGACGGAACTGGCCGGGCTGGTCCAGAAATATTTGAAAGAGCGGAGTGAAGTCTTCGCGGAGATGGACGACAAGTAAGATGGCTACCCAGACTCCGAAGCTAGGAACAAAAGATCGAGGACGAGGTGCGCGCGTGACCCGCCGGTCTCTGTTCGCCAGCCTGCTGCTTGCCGCCCCCCTGGCGAGGCTCCTATCCAACATTGGACACGCCCAGTTCGTCCAGCGGCTCCAGAGGAAGCCGGAGTCGTGCGGGCCGTATCGCGGCATCCATCGGGTAGATCTGTGCGAGCGGATGTTCACAGTCCCCATGATCCCGTTCCGGGAGACCCACCGGAAGTACCTGGAGGCGATCCGCCGGGGCGATTGGAAAATCTTATGATGATTGAGTTCAGATGCGCCTGCGGGCGCGAGTTTGAGCACTTCTGCCACCCCACGGCGGCCCGCGAGGTGACTCAGAACCCCTGTGAGTGCGGGTTGATGGCCGCGCGGAACCGCGAGATCACCCACGCCCCGGCGGTGGTGTGGACGGGGCCGCTGTCGCAGCGCTACCGCAATAAAGACGGCCAGGACTACCACGCCCCCGACGGGCAGTGGGCCTACACGCGCCGGGGGCCGGGAGGGGAGACTATTAAGCCCACCGCCGTGCGCCTGGAGACATGGCAGGACGTGCATGAGTACGCCAAGCACGAGGGCTGTTACGATCCCAGGGACCTGCCCAAGAACCTGGAGGTCAGCGAGGACGGCAAGTCGTCTTCGTCGCGTGGGTTTAGGGGGCAAGAGGTATAAGCACGTGCGGGATCTATACTTTCATGAACGCATGGAGGCGCTCTTTGGAGCCAGCGGAGTGCATGTCGAGCGCTACATGGAACCCGAATACGAGTACTCCGTCGGCGTGGACCCGGCCAGTGGAACCGGGAGGGACCCCTGCGTAGCTTGAGAAGCCGTCGCCTTCAGGCGACGGTCATTCACTCTCTGCACACGGATGTGCGGCGGTATAATCGCTTCAGTAGGCGTAGGCTCCACCGCTCCCCGCCAGGAACCCGTGGAGAACGATGGGCGCACTGTACGCACCAAGGCCGCCCCTGGAACGGTCCAAGAGCGGGAGTCTCGATTACCCCGATAACTACGACCGGGCGATGAGCTACTGGCGGGACGCGCTGCTGCGCCAGGGCGCGGAGGAGATGCAGGCGTGCGGCGATCTCCAGCGGGCCACCGACTACATCAAATACCTGGACGGCCAGTACTGGGACCCCGACCGGCCGGAGTTCCGGTCCAAGTACTCCGACAACACCCTGATGGACCAGCGCCTGGAGGCCATCGCGGCGCTCTCCGACATCCGCCCCACGATTGACATCTCCTGCGCCGTCGAGGAGTATCAGGCCCAGTCGGAGATCGTCCTGAACGTGCTCCGGTCCGTCTGGCAGACGCAGCGCATCCAGAGCAAGCAGTTGCGCGAATGGATCGACCACGCCCTGTTTGGAACGGGCTTTTTAAAGCTGGTCGGCTGCGAGCCGGGCGAGATGCAGTTCAGCGCCCATGCCCTCGGTATGGTCATTCCTATCCAGATGGAGCAGAACCAGCTCCAGACGGCCGAGGCAGTGGTCTACCGGGCCTACAAGTCGCTGTCGTATTTCCTGCGCAAGTTCGGCCGCGACAAGTGCCAGGACCTGGAGCGCTACTCAGTCAACGTCATGGCGGCCATCCAGGGCGACAAGTACACCCGGCCGAACAACATCCCCGAGTACCAGTGGTCCAGCCTTTCCCCGGCCATGAAGCGGCGGATGCACCTGTCGCGCAACACCGCCACCGGCCAGGGAGCCCCCAACTCGATGGCCCAGCCGTTCCCCGTCATCGAGCTTCAGGAGATCTACCACGCCGACAATTCCTACAACGACTACGGCCACCCGGTCTTAGTCAAAGACCCCGACAAGAGCGTCCGCGATCATAACTACCACTACATCGTTCCGTCCGGATCTCCCATGTTCCCGCGCAAGCGTCTGACCGTCTTCGGCGGCGACCGGGTCCTGTACGACGGCCCCTCGCCGTTCTGGGATGGGCAGTACCCCTTCGCCATGCTGCAACTGAACCCCACCGTCTGGGGCCCCGGCGGGGTGTCCAAGTACCGCGACATCCTGCCTCTGGTCAAGACCCAGAACCGGCTGGTGGCCGGGGTGGAAGAGTGCTCCATCGACGCGGTCAACCGCAACGTCATCACCCGCAAGGGAGCCATCGACCCGCTCAGTTGGGACCGCTTCGACCCCTCCCGCCCCAAGCAGAAGATCATGCTCAACGGCACGGCCAATCCGGGGTCGGATTTCAAGTACATGGACGCCAAGCAGTTGCCGCAGTATACCCTGGAAGCCATCAAGTACCTGGACGGCCGCATCAACCGGCGCACCGGGGCGCTGGACATCCAGGGACTGAGCCGCAAGAAGCAGCAGCCCTCGGGCGAGGTCATGCAGACGCTCCAGGACGCCATGAGCGGGCCGTATCGGCTGGAGTGCGAGCAACTGGAAAGCGCCATGTGCGAGGCGGGCCAGTTGGGCGTCAGCCGGATCTTCCAGTTCTACACCCTGGACCAGCGCCTGCGGATGCTCGGTCCGGACGGGCAGACCTGGCAGGATTACGATTACGTCGCCGCCAATATGGTCCCAGCGCACAGCCCCAAGGAAGACCACTGGCGGGCGTTCGCGTTTCTGATCGCTCCCGGCACGCTGCACGGGGCCCAGAAATACCAGAAGTCGGTCATCGCGCTCAACCTGCGCAAGGTCCGCGATATCTCGCGCAAGAGCCTGTTCCGGATTCTGGATGTCGGCCTCAACGCCGACCAGGAGATGGCCGAGCTCAAGAAAGAGGCCGCCGAGATGCCGCCGCCTCCGCCGAAAGGCCAGGGCCGCCAGCAGCGCATGACGCGCCAGGAGCGCCAGGGCTCCGGTGCGCCTCCGGTGTAGTCGGGTACAATGTTGGACATGACGTTTGAAGAAGCCTGGAAAATCGTAGACAAGATAGGCGTCTGGGACGCCCTGGTCGAAGAGGGCGCGCGGGCCCTCTGGGACGCCGCCGTCGGGCTGGGGCCGGGTCGGCATTTCGTCGAGATCGGCTGCCACCTGGGGCGAAGCTCGACGTTGTTCATGCTGCTCGCCAAGCAGCACAAGCACAGCCTGACGTTCATTGATCCGTGGGCCGGGCCGCCGTTCGGGGAGAGCGACGAAAAGGTATCGGACGTGACGGCGGCCAGCTGGTTCTGGCTGATAAGAGGCTTCCATTATCCCTTTACGTTGCACTGCTGCCGCACGGAGCAGATCCCCGAGGCGAACTACCCGAGAGGCATCGACTTTATCTACATCGACGGGAGCCATACCGAGCGCTGCGTCGAGATCGATTGCCGGATGATCGAAGAAGTAACGCCCGGCGGGATCGTGGCGTTTGACAATTACGGCACGCACCCGCCCGTGCAGGCCGCCGTGGACCGACTGCTCAGCCTGGGGGTGCTCAAGAAACGAGCACTAGCCGGGATCGTCATGGTGACCGAGAAAGCCTAATCCCCAAAAATAGGGAATTACATACCTGACTACACGGAGAAAACGAAATGACACCGACCATCGGAAGAACGGTAATTTACAAAATCACGGACCAGCAGGCCCAAGAAATTAACCGGCGTCGTACCACGGGGACGGCCATAGCGGAGCGCATCAAGAAGAACACTCCGGAATCGAGCGCATGGCCTCTCGGAGCGCAGGCGCACATCGGCAATAGTGCCTTCGCCGGGCAAGAATTCCCGCTCGTGATCGTGCGTGTATGGCCAGATGAATTCGGAATCGGCAAACCCGGCGTCAACGGGCAGGCATTCCTGGATGGGAACGACGCCCTCTGGATCACAAGCGCCGGGGAGGGTTCGGAAAACGGACAGTGGCACTGGCCCGAGAGGGTTTAGTGTAGGCAAGTATATAAATCCCCAAAAATAACACCGTTCGATTCGGATATTCTCCGCCATGCGTGCTTGGCAGAGCGGCAATTGCGGCAGGCTGTAAACCTGTTGCCCCCTGTGGGCTGCGGAGGTTCGAGTCCTCCGCCTTCCTCCACTTCCCCCTATCCAACATTGGACACGGCCATCAGGCGATTGAACTGCTCCCCCATCCGCTCGGCCAACTGGGCGGCCCGAATCCAGTTCTCCTGAAACTCCAGGTACTGGTCATAGGACATGATGATCGCGGTGGGTCGCGTCGTCCCGTTAATCACAATAGGGTGGCGCAGCTCGCGCAGCGCCTTGCGGGTGAACAATCGCAATTTCCCGACGGTGATATATTCCGTCTGCGGGTCGATGAACAGCATCGGTCGTTCCAGGCGCGCTTTGTGTTGAGCCATCGGTACTTAGGTTACCACCGGAAGATCCTCTCTGTACAGCCCCGTACGAATTTCCAGTCCTCCATCCGCTACAAAATTACCCGACGGGCGGGACAGCCCCAGCCTCGCGGCGCAGCACTCGTAGGGTTTATGGTGTAAGCGACCAGTACGGTAACGAACGTACTGAAATTCAATTAGGAGGAAAGGACATGGCACGTCGGAAAAAGGCCGGTCGTAAGGGCCACCCTCGCAAGTAAGCCAACGCGCGGCTGTAGGGGCGGTCCGGTTCTGCGCGCCCAAGTGGCAAAATAGACCGCCCCCTTGCCTTGTCTACGCCAGGAGATGAGTTTACGAAAAGGGAAACGCAAGCGCTCGCGGGGAGGAACCCGCATGACGCGCCGCCGTTAGGAGAGGCACCATGGGCAACGTTTTGAAAAACCCGAATGGCAAGCAGGCCAACAGCCTGAAAGATC